TTTGGAGCCGGCGGTGGTGAAACAAGCGTTTCACGACATACCAACTCCCCGTGTGAAGGTTCAGACCAACCACTCGCACGGTGAGTCTGCGTCCGATCGCAGCGCAGCGAGCGCCTACGCCTCGCTGTTCGCCACGCTGATCGGGCGCACGCCGTTCTTCTACATGATGAGCGCGGCGGATCAGCGACACGGCGAACAAGGAAACCGCTGGGTGTTCTGGGGCAAGGACCTCAACGCTCGCGTTTCGTTCGCCGAGGTTGGAGAACTTTCGACAGTTGTGCTGGTTGACGTGGACCAGTACATCCGTGACCTCGGCCACAAACTCGCTACCTGGTTCGTGCCGGTGGTGCTGTACACTGTGCAGCCCACGGCCGCTGCCGACCAGGGCACGCGAGGCTGCTCGTTTTTCTTCAACGAGCGGCAGGAGCTCGAGATGATGGTGAACGGCGGCGGCCGTTACCAGGGCCGCGTCTGGAACTACGGACGCGACTCGCTCCTCGTCACGCAGTCGTTCTGCGGCATCCCGTACGGAGCCGCCGAATACTGCGTGGAGCGCAAGACTTTGGCGAAGCACCGCGACGTCGTCTTGTTGGCTCCTATGCGGCGCTGGAAAGGGGTGGCGGCACTGGTCGCCCAATTCTGGCTCGCAAGTCCGCGGCTCGAACGCCTCGAACCCGTGTCCGACGGTTTTGTGCAACTGCAGGTGATGATTCACGGCGTTGCCCATTACTCCGTCGCTCGCGTGGGCGAGTACACGAGCGCCACCGTCACGGCGCTCGAGTTTGAGAACATTCGCCGCGCGGCTGCCAACGGGCAGACGCGCATCGGCCCAGGGGTGGCTAGCACTTGGCTGCTCCCCGACTCCGGCGGCAAGCACGTCGCCGCCGTTTTGGCCGATTTCATGCTGGCCAAAGTCAAGTGGTCGGGCCCCGTGGTGTTCCCCGTGACGCACGGTTTGACGCGCGTGCAGTTCTACGAGCACGCTGTCGGCCCAGACCTGGACGACAAGGCCAGCATGGAGGCGTTCATGTCGCCGATATACCCGAACGCGGTGGTGTTTGACGACAATGAGGTGGCCGACAAGGTTGCCTATGCCGGTCGAGTGAAGGAACGAAAGGAGACTGCTGAGCAGGTCATCACCCCGTTCATGATCAAGATCGCGCGCGAGTGGGCAGAGCTGCGTTACCCGGAACCGCACGTGCTCACCATTGCTGATGCCGACGAGGTCTTCGAGCGTCAGCACCGTCCGTCTCAACGCGCTATTCTCAGACGCGGTGAGTGGATGGGCTCTGAGGTGGATGATGATATGGAGGAGGACATGAACAAGCGCGAAGCTTACCAGAAGAACACGCAAGTCCGCCCGATCACCCAAACTCCAGCCTCGCAGAAGATGGACTGCACGCGCGTCAC